ATGCAGTCATTAACTTTCGCTTGTACACAACGCCACCTGTTTAAAACTCACTGCCTCGTTCCCTTATTACTTACTTAACTACCACACGCCAAACACTCCTCTTGGTCGTTATCTTCATATTGTTCAATCGTTATACCTTGCTCTTTTGCAATTTCTTTTTTTAACTCATATATTTCAGCTTGCACCTCACAATCTTCTAGTAGGTTGCCTGTAAGTTCTGCTCTTAACTTATCAATTAAGTCTTTCAATTCTTTTTCTCTAGTTTCCATCGTCGTTATTATTATTTAGTTGTTTATTAATTTGATTTCTAAAGTGGCATTTATTACCTCTTAACTTTGCTCTTTTTATCCTTAATTCTCTTTTTGAGAACTTTGGTTTAATACGATTTACCATGAAGTCTAGGTCTTGATTTGTTATACTCCATTTTTAACTCGATATGCTTCTGTAAGTCTATTCCCCAACATTCAGCGAAATCTAACAACCTTATAAAAGCATCTGCAATTTCATCTTCCAATGTGTTATGTACATACTTTTTAAAGCAAGTGGCATAATCATATTGTTCACTTATTAAAGCCTCGTTAAACGCTTTTAAATCGCATCTATCTTCATTTCTATCTGCCTCTAATGCTTCAGCGAGTTCAGATACTATTAACATAAGATCCATACCTATGTTGTGTGGGGCATCGTAAAAACCTTTTTCCATTGCCCTTTTGTGAATTTGTTTTTGTAAAATGTTAACCTCCATTTTTATTTACCATTTAATTATTGCTACTTTGATTTTTATTCTACCTGTTTTTAAGTTGGCTATTTTACTAAATGCTTTCTCACTTAAATCTATTACATGATTTGGCATCGCTCCTGTATCATTTATTTTAACCACTACGCTTTTGCCGTTGTCTTTATTGGTTACTTTAATTAAAGCCCCTAAAGGTAGTTTATTTGACGCTGCAGTTAATTTATTCTTATCGAATATTTCACCGCTCTTAGTATAGTTTCCGTGAAAACTACCACCGTAGTACGTAGCCTCGTAGAATGAAGTTAAGCAAAAGAAACACATTATTCCTATTATTGTTTTCATTCGTTTTTGTTTGATAGTTGTCTTACATAATCATAATAGAATTCAATTGCTAGTTTGCAACGCTCTTCTATTTGTTTCTCAATTTCTAAATCTCTTTCGATTGTTAACATGGTTACACGCTTGAATGGGTTAATATGATCTACTTCATGTAGTAACTTGTTTTCGTACATTATTAAGCCTTGTGGAGTTGTTACCATACAATAACATACGCTAGCCTTTGAACGGTTGTATAACATCATATAACCCCTTAATTGCATTTCGTAGTCTTTGATGTTTATATCACTTGGTAAAGCAGGGAACGTTTCTAATGACCAACTAGATTTGATATCTATTATTTCATCGTTTTTCTCGTCGTTAATATCACACTCACCAGTTAAAAAGTCATTTGTTAACCTTTCAGTGTTCTTTTTGTAGTTTGCTAATTTAATAGTGTTTAACAACTCAATCGAAATATCTTCTACTTCTATTCCCTTTTCAACATATTTATTTGTTATATAGGAACTATACCCGTAGTAGTCCTCTTTTGCTAACTTTATCATTTCTGACTTTGCGGTTTCAGATAAAACCTCCCCTTTTGTACGTGGGGAAGTCATGATTTTAGGAAGGGAACTGCATCTGATTTTCATACTATAAATTATTTAATCATTTTTTTTATTATGTTCTATTCTTTTTGTTACGCCTATTAAAATATATTCTAACATTGCGACTACTAAATCATTTGGTATTGTTTTTGTAGACTTTAAACTCCCTTTTGTCAATAAATTTATATAACTTTTTATAGGATCTGTTATAAAATCAATATCATTTGTAGTTGTACCATTCATATTCTGCTCTTTCATAATCTATATCTAAATCTAATTCCATAATTACTTTTTTAAATTTCCCCATTGAAATCTAACATTTCCTTTTTCATCTTTACAACCAATATAAGAAAGTCTATTATCTTCAAATTGAGTAAACCATTTCCACTCCTTTAACTTAAAATCAAATGTAGGCTTTACAACCTCTTTGCTTCCGTAATTTTCTAACTTAAATTCGTTTGCATTCAATTTAATTTGAATAACAGGATAATCATATAACTCACGACCTATACCCCAATTAAAACAAGCACGTTTAAAACTATCACTTGCTAAACCTTTTTCTTTTTCGGTATTGCTTTCAGTTCCTGTATCTTCTTTTGATATCCATTGTTTAGTTGTATCATTCCAGATTGAAACTATACAGTTATGATTGTCTCTTGTATGTTCACGCTTCCAATTTAAAGCACCGCAAACATCATCTAGTCTTTGCATATCTATTCGAGCATCTTTATATGCCAAAATAGTAGCATAACCACCTTTGTTAATTGATTGTACTCGAAAATCAATCGCTTCAATAGGTAAAGGCTTTTGTAAATCTTCAATTTTCATTTTCTTTATTTTTAAATTATACACAAATATAATACTTATTTTTTAATTATAAGTTATTTTTTTAATAAAATTTTATATTCTTCAATCATTTCTTTTAACTCTGGAATTGAGTATTGTCTGTTTTGGTGGGCTTTTAATTCTAAATCTTCAAAATCGGAATTTCCGATTTTCTTAATTAAATACTTTCTATATTCTAAAAGTGATCCACCATTGTATTGGTTGCATCGAATACATTGTGAATTAATATTTCTTAGATCAAACCTAACACTTGGATAATTACCTACTGAAAACATATGTCCAGCATCAATTTTACCTTGTACTTCTTTGTTACAACTTATGCAGAAATTACCATCTCTTTGCCTAACGTAACGATTAACTAATTGCTGAAGTATTTTAGTCCAGTCTGATTTTGTCATTAACCCCTCTTTCAATTCCTTTTTTCTAACATTCCACTCCTTCGCTTTCTTCTTTTCGCTTTTTTCTTTTGCAAGTAATTGAGCACACTCCCATGTACATACAGTGGCGGTTGTCTTTATTGGATAAAAAAGAGTTTCACAATACTTACACTTCTTTTGTTTTATGTTTCTATTTGTGTTCATTAAAATAGTTTTTGTTGGCTTATGTGGTTTTTTACTCGCTCTATACCTTTTTTGTAATATTCCTCATCAAGTTCGCATAAAGTAAGCTCAAAATTATAGTCATGACAAGCGATGGCTATTGACATTGAACCTCCATGTGTATCGAGTATTTTATCCCCTTTTTTTGCATACTTATCTAAAATCCATTTGTAAAGTGCAACTGGTTTTTGAGTTGGGTGTATTCTTTGAATGTCTGCATTTTGAGGTCTTTTGTAAAATGTTTTTGCTGATAAATTAAATGAAGTCCAAGCAAACTCACAACTTGCAAAACTAACATCTTCGGGTTGTTCTTTATCCCAAATTAAAAAACATCTTGTAGGTGGTAAATAAAAATAGTTGCCACCCCAAATAATTTGGTTTTTAGAAACACGAAATAATTCTTTAAAATAAATATCATTTGGAATATTACTATCCCATTTTTTACCTTTACCACCATAATGACCTAATCTTCCACTTGAATTAATATTTATACCATAAGGAGGGTCAACCAAAGCAAGGTTGTAAAAATTATCTGGAGTTCTTTTTAACAAGTCCATACAATCCTCGTTTGTTATTGTTATTTTTTCAGTTACTTTCATCTATATCAATTCCATTTTCTAGTAAAATATTATCTACATACCTAAGTAAATAGCTTAAATCTTCATGTTCTAATTTACCTATACTTTCGATTTCTAAACGTTCTTTTATTGCTATCTTACTTGTACCTTTTGGAAGTTCAAAGAGTTCATCTAAGCGACCAAAAAGTAGATGGATTTTCCTAATCATTTTTAATAAAACTAAAAATATGTTCAATTACCGGAAGTGTCCAACCATCACCCAATAAACAGGCTGCTTGATTTCGTGTCAAAATACTTGTATATCCATCTTCAAAGCCTTGCAATCTTTCTAATTCAGTTTGAGTGAAATATCTAATATCACCATCTTGAAATACAAAATATTCGTTATTTCTTAAAAGACAGTTACATTTATCTTTCATCGAACGTCCTCTTCTTGTTTTACTTGTTGGATAACTTAAGTCTACTGCTTCATCATTTGCAATATCTACAAAACCAATTTTAGTAGCTTCTTTAACTCTTAAATATGTTTGTTCATCTCTAAATATTAAATTAGCCATTCCAATTTCAAAGTATCTACGTGCCATTTTAGATGGTGTGCTTAATGGTATAGAATTGCTTTCTAATAAACACATTGATTTACGCTTATCTGAATATCCATTTTCAAGAATATCTTTTAAAAATACCTTTTTATCACTAGGCTCCGGAATATCTACAACTTCATCAAACATAGTTTTTTTTGTTCTTATGTTGGTCCAGTAATATCTATCTCTCATTTGTGCCGAAACTTTCGAACTATTAAATCTAACAGGGTAAACACCTAATGCTCTACTCATTATTCCAACATCTAACTTACTTGCACTACCTACATTTTCTTGAATAAATAATACATTTGGATTCAGTGATTTTACGTGGTTAAGTATATCAACAAACACAAAGAATAAACTTGACTTTTTCCCATTTATCCCAGCACGTTTACCAGCTGCACTTAAATCTTGACAGGGTGATCCGCTTAATACTAAATCAATACTTTTCCAGTCAATATCCCATTCTTTCCATTTAGTTACATCACCTACTTGAATAGTGTCAGGGAAGTGGTGTTGTGTTAATTCAATAGCATAAGGCTTGATTTCACTTGAATAGTATTTATTTACTTTAATACCTACGTTTTCGAGTGCCTGTCTGCCTGTATTCATTCCATTAAAAAGGCTTATTACATTCATACTAATCATTTTTAATTATTTCACGAACTTCCTTTTCTAACTTGTTTTTTCTGGTCTTATACCTTAACCCTCTTAACTCTTCATTCTGCTCTTGAAGTTTTTGTCTCATACGCCTAATACTTTCGAAGTGTGTAACATGACCGTAATAGATATCTTCCATATATACAGCAGTGTTAAAACCGTCAAATTCGTCCCAGTACCTTGCGACTAATTTTAAATCACAGTCTCTCGTCTCTGGAAAGTTTCTCAGTAAATAAGTCACGTTGTCTTTAATTTCACTTGTTATCATAACTTTTAGTTTTTAATAATTAATATCTAATGAACTACCGATTGCTACACCTCTTTGATATAGTTGATATCTAGCACCGCTATATCTTTCTTGTATATGCATTTTAATACCTCTCCATTTTATTTTGCCTTGAGTTATTTCACCTTTTATCCCTGCTTCTCTTAAAATAGGCTCAAAAAAATCAAAAAGAATTTTATCATAATTTTCCAATTGTTTTTTTATTATTTCTTCTTGAATAGGTCTTAAATCAAAATTATCACATTGATTATTGATTCCTGTTAAAATTGGTTTACATTCCATAACTTTTAGTTTTAAATTTCTACAAATATAACTTTTATTTTTAATATAAGTTACTTTTATAATTCTTTTATTAAAATATCTAATTTATTTTTCAATTCCCTATTCTCATTCTCTAAAGATAAGATATAAGTTTCAGTATCGTTATTTGACGTTTTAACGGCTTCTAACGAATTATATTCTCTTTTTAGTACATAATATCGTTCGTTAACCTTATCGTTCATCTGAGATACTGTTTTAAGGTTTTGCTCTAAATTCCTAAAAACTTTTAAAACATCAGTAAGTTCGTGAATACTTTCATTCATTGAATCAATTAAGTCTTTACGGTCTTTGTGTTTTAGTTCAATATCTTGAACACTATTTTGAATCTTAATAATATTTTTTAATAGTTTCTGTTGGCTTAGTATTATATCTAGTTCTTTCATTAGAATGGTAATTGTTCATCTGTTAATGGTTTAAATTCGTTTACTTCCCTACCTATATTCATTAGGTTAGCTGGTTTAATAGGTTCGTCTTGATAAATTATAGTTTGAAAAGTTTTAGGTCTTTTTATACTATCTTGACCGCCACACATAAAACCATTACCCCTATTAAAATCAAATGCAATAGGGTTATTAATTAAAGTTTGTTGGCCACCTGTATCTGTATCTTTAACCTTCCTAACTTCTAATAATGTAGTAGTGTTATTTGTTTTTGATGCTACAAACCTATGAAGTATTAAAAAATCATCCGCTTTATTTGAAAATGCTTTACCACCTTCAATATCATCTTTCATTGGTGGCATTACTTGACCTTCATAATCGTGTCCTTTTGGAAATACAGCCATTCTCCTACCACTTTGACTACTTGGATGAGCGTTTATGTATATCGTAGATTTTGTTGTTTTACAAAACATTTTTAATTCATTCAATACATCGTAATTTGATGAGTAACTCATTTGCATTTTTAAAGCATTAAAAGGATCAATTAGAAAAACATCAGATTTACATTCACGAAATACATTTAAAATTTCTTCTGGTGTATATCTTTTTGAATTATCTACAAAATTAAAATGACTTTCTATTTTAATAATTGCTATATCTAATTCCATTTGTGAACTATCCTGTATTTTTTTACCTAAATACATTCTAACTAAATCTCGCATTGCATTATTCACTGAGTTCTCATCCATAAACAAAGTAAATTTTAAATCATGCTGAGTTGCTAACGAAAGAAAGTACCACATTATCCAGTAAGATTTACCAACGTTGTCATGTCCTAAAATAAAATTTAATTGACCACGTTTAAAAAGTAAATAATCATCTAAATAAATACCTAAACCTAATCCTTTTTGTATTTGATTGTTTCTATATTTATTTAGAAAATCATTGCTATGTCCATTCGCTACTATCATGATGGTAATCCGTAATAATTATCAAACATATTATTAGATTTTTTATTCAATATTATTTCAGAATATTTATCTATTGTTTCAGTTCTTGAGAAAAATTCTGGAGTGCAATATTGATAATCTGTTTCTTTATGATATGAATTTTCTTTTGCGTTTATTATTGCTGTAAAAATTTGTTTTTTATCATAGCCTTGTTTTAATAAAGATTTATACTTTTTCTTTACTTTATCATTAACAACCTTAAAATTTCTTCCAAAAGTTAAATTAATAAAGCCTAACAAACCATCGAAGTCGAAAGACTCGATAATATTATTATTTATATCATTTACATTTACATTATCATTTACAGCGATTTCTGCGATAGGTTGCGATTGCACATTATCGGTGTGCGATACTTTGCGACTTTCTGCGATATTTAAAGCGTTATCTAATTCAAGTTGATTATTAATAACCTTATCATATAAATCTTTATGCCAACGTTTTAAGTTGCCTAATTTACCAGCATTTGATTTATCAATAATACTTTCTTTATACTTCAATAAATCACGTTTTAACTGTTGTTTTATTGGTTCAAAAGTTAATTGTATGATTAAGTCTTCTGTTTCAGGGTTTAAATCGTTAACGTATGAAAGTATATGTTTAAACAATTCACCAGCCTTGTCATTAGGCATTTTATTTACTGTATGAATTAAATCAGTATACAGCAAAAAACTTTTTTTATCTTCTGCCATAACTATTTCATTTCTTTTTGAAGTAAATGTAAAGCACCGATTAAATGGTAAACATCTTTTTTACTTAAACCAATACTTATACAAGTATCATCGTAATGTTGTGTAATAGCGATATTAGTTTCTTCTCTTAATACTTTTTCTCAATCTACACCTTCATTTGAAAATTTGTAAATCATAATAAATAAATTTTAATAGAAAAAGCCAACTTCAAAAGGTGCGTAGGAATACCTTTTTCAGTCAGCTTTTCTGTTGTTTAATAAATGTTTTCGGAGTTTCCTACGCTTCGATAGTACAAATATAACCTTTTTATTTTAATATACAATCAAATTATCCACGTGATTGTTAAAAATATTTTTATCTTTTCTTACTACCTTTTTAAAATCCGGCGTAATAAACTTTCTAACAACCTCACTTGCTATATAGATCGTTTTAAACCTACTTGCATTCTCTAATGTTAGTCTAACACGTGCGGAGTGTTTTCCTTTAAGGAATGGTTTTAAAAACGTTCCTCTTTCATCGTTTCTAATTCGACCGAAATTAGAGATTGAATACTTTTC